CGAGCCGTGGAACGCGGACTGCCAGAGCACGTCCACGTTTGCGCCGAAGTTGAAACTGGTTGGATCGTCGTTGCGATTGTCGATGTAGTCGAGCACGGCCTGGCTCGCGTCGATCCCGCGCGACGCCAGTTCCGTCTCCAGCTTCGCAATCGTCTTGCCGCGCGCCGCCACCCTACCCGACGCCTTCATGGACGCTGGCGTGGCATAGACGCCCACGTTGCCGCTGCTATTCTCTAGCGGCCGGCTGGCCGTGTTCTCAGCGGAGTTGGCATCGTACAGCCGTGACAGTTCGGCCACGATGGCACGCGTACTCACGGACCCCAGGTTTGCGACTAGGCGACCCGAGGCGGTGCGGATGTCCTCACGCCCCTCCTCCATCGCCTTGCCTTCCTGCTCCATGCGCCGCTCCAACGCGGCCTCGTCCTCGACGGCCACCGTCTCGGCGTCCGCGACGGCTTCCTCTGCGGCCACATCCTCCGCCACGGCCCGCGACAACTCCAGCCGCTCCATCGTCTGCGGCGCGTTCGGTCCGGCAATCACCACGCGGGCGAACAGTTGCGCGACCTCCTCCGGCGACCGCGCCGACTTGGACGCGAACGACCGGAACGTGCTCGCCCACAGTACCCCGCCCGCCTCGGCCTCGCGCGCCGACCGTCCCGCCGCCGTCAGCGATTCCGTCACCGCCGCCGCGATCTGGTCCGACAAGGCCCGCACGGGCGGGTCCACCACGTCCTCGGCCGCCTTGGCCGCCGTGGTCATCGCTTCGTGGAGCGCGGCCCGGAACTGCACCGCCTCGGCGCGGCTCATCGCCCCATCGCCCACGCGGGCGTTGTCCACGGCCCACGACCGCACCTCGGGCGTCACGGTCAGCCGCGCGGCCCATTGCGCCAGGGGGATACGGAACTCGCCGCCCGTCTCCACAGCATGGTCGTAGGCGGTCACGTCCGCCCCAACCTCTGCGACCACCTGACGGGGATCGGGATGCGTCCCGTCCGCGAGCGTCACGCCGGACCAGAACGCCTGCCAGTCCTTGACCGTGTAGGTCACGGCGTCAAGGCCGGACTGGTGCAGTTCGGTCAACAGCGACTCGACCTCTGGCGCGGCCTCCTTGACCGTCGCCGCGGCCTGCACCTGCTCCGCGACATCGCCAAGGTCCTGCGCGGTGCGCGTGGCCGCGTCAGCCTGCCGGACGCCCGAGGCCAGCGTCTGGATGGCGCTCGAGACGCGCGCGTTCCGACGCGCGCGCGTCACGTCCATCGCGGTACTGAATCCTCCGCCGCCGCCGCCGATGACGAGCGCGGCCTGTGCGCCGGCCGTCCCCTCGGCCACGGCCTGTCCCCACACCTCGGGATCGGTCAGGAAATCGCGGACCGTGCCGAGGCTCATCGTGCCGTCCTGCGCGGCCGTGGCAAACCGACCGCCCGCGGACTGGACAAGGCTTTGGAGCCCTTCGGTCGCGCCCTCGGTCGCTACCGACTGCGCGACATGACGCGCGGCCCGGAGCACGATGTCGCGCGTCGCGGGATTCTTGAGCAGGTCGCCCACGAGTCCGCGCGCCACAGGCACGAGCTTGGCGACGGACACCTCACCAACGGATTCCAGCCCGCCCGCGATCACGCCATAGAGCAGGGCTGCGCCGTGAGCCGTCTCGGGGTCCAAGGTACGGCCATTCGCGTCCGTCAGGCGCTCGTAGTCAAGCACCGCCAACGACGCCTCCATCTCGGCATTGGCGACGTAGAGCATCGCCCCTGCCCCGATGTCTGCCCCGAACTTGGCTCCTGCAATCACAGCCGGCGCGACCGCTTCCGGCCCCGCCACCGCTGAGGGGAGCGCGACCGCGGCACCGACCGCAGCGCCAGCAACCGCCCCAACGCCAGCCGCCTTGATGGACTGTGCATAGATAGGCACCTGCTCGGCCGCGGTCGGGATCGCGCCGCCGAGGAAGCCATCGTTGCCGTAGTCCTGCGTCAGCCGGCGCGCGTTCTCAATCTGGCGCTGGCGCTCGCGCTGGGCGGGCGTGACCGTGCCTTGCAGGACCGCCGACCCGATGCGCGAGAGCTCGACCTGCTCCATGCCCTGCCGGAACCGCTGGCCCACATCCCGCACCAACGCCTCGACCTTGGACATCCGCGTCAGGTCGGGCGCGAGCAGGGCCACCCGGTTCGGGTCCGCCGCCAGCCAGTTCGCCACAATGGGCGAGGTGCGGGCAAACGTGGCCGGGTCGAACGTCGGGGCCGACGCCAGGGATTCCAGCGTCTCGAGGTTGTCCGCGATGAACGCTGACGTGTAGCCCGTGCGCTGCTGGAGGTCCGCGATCCGCTTGGCAACCTCGGGCGTGCGCTGCTGCGCGGCCATCTGCGCGGCGGCGAGGGCCTTGCTCGGTCCCCCGCTCCAGTCAGGCGGGGTCGCGGGAGGCGTAGGCGAACCGAACAGCGACCGCCCAATGGGGCCGATGGGTTCCGGGCGCGGACCGCCCGACACCTACGGGTTCCTCCCCGGCATAGCGCGGGAGGGCTTCGAGAATCCCGTCTGGGGCCAGCCGGGGGCGATCAGGGCGCGCATGGCCTCGGGGTTGATGGGCGTACCGACCTCTGCATTATACGTCACCGTGTCGCCCCGCACCAAGGCCGCGAACGCAGTTTCGATCCGGGCCTGGCTGGCCCCGCGTCCCTGCTCCCGCATCTGCTTGGCGATGGTGTCGCGGGCCATCGGCGGGATGGCGGCATACGGCACGACCTTGACCGCGGCGGCCTCCGGTTCCCGCGGCACCCCGTACTGATCCGCCAGCGACCACGCCGACCGCTGGGCCATCGCGCCGAACGCGGCCCCCCACCCAGTCCCCTCCGGCGTCGGGGCCGTCCGCATCTGCGTGGCCGTCCGCACCAGCACGTCGTTGAGCTCGGCGTCTGTCAGGGGCTTGCCGCCCTTCGTCTCGCTGGCCTGCCGCACCGCGAGGTCCGCCGCATCCTCAAAGGCGGCGAACTGCTCGGCGTCCCAGTCCTTCTTGTCCGGCCCTTCCTGGAACATCGTTTGGTAGACGCGCTCGGTCCGCTGCGCCGGCGAGTAGAGGCCGCGTCCCGCTCCCGTGGCCGGCCCACCCTGCGCCGCCTTCCACATCTCCTCCGCCCGAGTCCGATGGCTGCGGTCGAACTTGCTCCAATACCGCGTCACGAACTCGTCGCGCGGCATCTTGGCGAGGTCGCTCGGGGCCATCAGGTAGAAGTCGAGCCAGACCCGATCACTCTGCTTGCCCTCGCCGTCCCCCCGCTGCGCGTCAGCCAGCCGCTCCAGGGCCTGCCGCTGTTCGATGGTGTATTCGCGCCACCGCGTAGGGTCTACGAGCGAACGGGCTGGTGTGCCGCGCCCCGCCTCGACGCGGTTCGCGTCCTCGAGCAGCATCGTGCCCACGCGCTCCCGCCGTTCCTTGGTCCGTGCGTCCAGTTCGCCGTTCACGAACCGGCGCACGTCCGCGCGGACCTCCAGCGGCACGTCGCGCAACAGCGCCTCCGTGCTGACCTCGGGATCAGCGTCCTTGGCAGCCAGAATGCGCTCCGCCGCCGTCACGACCGCGCGACGTTCGCGGGCCTCCTGTAGCGGTTCCTGCACCTTGGCCCGCGTCTCGGGCGTCATCTCCGTGCGGTACTTGGCGAACAGGTCGGACGCCTGCTGGAGTGATTCGTCGGTCCCGGCGTTGACCAGCGCCAGGACCTGCGTCGCACGGCCCGCGGACTGGAGATTGGTCACGGCCTCGGCAATGGCCTCCGGGGCGTGCCCGTTCCGCTCCCCGAATGCCCGCGTCCGCTCCACCATCTGCGCGATCGTGGCGCTCGCGGCGGCATCGTCCCCGGCCTTGGCGACCTCGGCCAGCGCCCGCTCGTCTCGCTGGAGGAGCGCCGTGTGCGTCTCCGCGTCCAGTCGGCGGGACTCGCCCAAGGCATACGCTGTGGCGCGCTTGTCGGCGGCGGCGGCGAATTGCGTCGCCCGCTGCCGGAATACCTCGCGCTGGCGATCCGTGGACAGCCGCGATTCCACGTCGCTGATGGACCGGCGCAACGACTCCCGGAACGGGTCGAGTCCTTCGATGGCCCGACCGCCCCGCTGGTTGAGGATGCCCTTCTCCTGCCCCGACAGCGCCTCGTCCACCCGCGCCGTCAGTTCGACCTCCGCCTCGTTGACGCGGATCGTGTCCAGACGCTCGCGCTCGCGCTGGAGCGCGTCGGCCACGGACGCCAGTCCCTGGGCGATGGCGCGCGGGGCGGTCGGGTCAACGCCGGCGTAGGTACTGACCGGCGCGAGGCGCGACGGTTCCGGGGTGGCGCGGACCTGCGGGCCAACCAGACGCGGAATGGTCGCCATCTCACGGCCCCCACTTGGTCGCGCGCATCCCCGACTTGAGCACGTTGGTCCGCCCGGCCTGATACGCGCCCCAGCCGTTCGCGCTCGCGTTCAGGACGGAGGCAAACGCCTGCCCGTAGGCCCCCGTCGCCTGCGTCCGCAACTGCTTGGCCGCGTTCTGGCCCTGCCGCTTGAGGCCGTAGGCTTCGCGCGCAGCGTTCTCGCGGATGGTCGTCAGGTCCTCGGCCCCAAACTTCTGGGTGTCGGCCGTGACCTGCGCCGCCGATCCCGAGTCGATGGCGATGCCCTGCGAGGCCGCGGCGGTGCGCTGGCGACCGAGCAACTGGTCAAGCTGCACCTGATAGCGGCTGGCCTCCTGCTCGCCCCGCGCCAGCGCATCGGCCGCGAGGCGGTTGCCCTCGTTCACCGCATCATTGGCGGCCCGCCGCATCCCCCGCGCCTGCGCGATCGAGGAGCCGGCCTGGAGCGCCGAAGATGCCACCACCAACGCCGTGAGCACTCCCACGTCTTACCTCCCGAAATCGCCGTACGGCGTGATGGACAGGATTTCCAGCGGGGACGGATCGACGTGCCGGATGGCGATACGGCCATGCTCGGTCCACGCCCCGTCAATATTAACGAGTCGGTGGCCCGTGATGAGGCCCGTGGTCGTGTTCTCGTCGTCGTCCAGCGCTGGCATCTGCTGCATATAGGTCAGGCCCGTGGTGGCGTCCGGGAACTCGGTCCCGACGAACGGCGTACGCGAGGCGTTGAGCCACAGGCCCACGTTCGTCACCAGGACCCCGCTCGGCTTGCGCGTCACCGTGGCCCCGTCTATATCCAGCGTCTCGATGTCGGTCGTGAAGGGCAACCCGATGACAGCCGTGGTGTGCGTGTCCGTGTCGCCGGCCGGCGCTCCTTCGGTGCCGAGCGCGCTATCGATGGCTGCGATCTGATCCTGTGCGAAGCTCACGATGCCGTCCTCGACCGTGCGCTCCACCGTCACCGCGGTGTTGTACGGAGAGGCCAACACGGCCCCGTCCAGCGTGATGCTCACCGCCTCGCCCTCGAGGTGGTCAAGCCCACGGGCCGAGGTCCACCACCAGTCACCGGTCGTGAACACGGTTGAGACTGGCAGTTCGTCGTCCGTGGTCCAGAGGTCCACCCGCACCACGGTCGCACTTGTGTAGGACCGGACCCATCCGTAGACGCGGTGACCGCCGTAGGTCCCCGCGAACGTCCGACCGACATCAGCGGCCACAAAGGAGCCGGACCCGCCCGATCCGGTCGCGGCCACGTCCGAATACAACCAGCCCCCGGCATACACGCCGGAGCCCGTGGCGACCGTCAGGGTGCTGTGCGGATGCGCCAGCGAGGCGACCACGGCCGCGTCCGCGATGACGCGGGACGCCAGCGCATCCGTCTGGTTGGCGAACCGCTCCACGTAGCGAACGGTCGAGGAGTTGATCGTCCGATTGACCACCACGTAGACCGCATCCTCGTTCCCCTCCTCGACGCAGCACACCGACTCGAACGTCCCGTCCGTGTCGTGCCGCGCCCACGCGAAGATACCAGCCGTGCGCTCATACGTCAGGGACAGCAGCGCACCGTCACTCCGCACACACCAGACAATCGGCGTCGGCGTCGGCTGAAACGCCCACTCGACAATGGTGTAGCCATCGACCAGGTGCGAGGACATCAGCGTCAGATCATCGCCCGCATCCCCCACCACATCGCGCACGATGCCACCCTTGGCCTGCACGTAGAGCGCGGACTGGTGGACCTTGAGTGGCGCAGGATAGGCCGCGGCCCCGTTGGCCGAGAGCTCGCGCGGGTTGACCGCGCCAGGGGACAGGATGCCCGTGTCATCTCCCTCGATCACGTACTCACCCGTCGAGGCGAACTGAATGAGGCGGCGCGCGACCTCCACGAAATGCCGGGGGCGGACGACCCGCGGCCCCACCATCGTCCACGACACCGCATCGGAGTCCACCAACGGGGACGAGATCGTGAAGTCGTCCGGCGACCCGACGCGCGAAGCCCGCACCGTGGCGGGGGCGTTGGTCGAGCCGGACACGATTACGCGCTGCTGGTACGCGCCGATGACGCCAGGATAGTCGCCGCTGACCGAGAAGTCTGCCGCCGCTTCGGGCGGGTTGGTCGTGAAGTCTGGCGTGATGCCGGTGTCGATCAGGGACGTGCCGCTCGTCTCGCGGAGGAACCCGTAGACGGATTCGTTGTCCGACCGATAGACGCGGTACTTGGTCGCGCCCGTCACCGCGTCCCAGGACTGCGTGAACACGTCGGTCGGGCTGTTCGGGGCGGTGTCGGACGAGACTGGCGCGGACGCCAGCGACTCCACCCCGTTGACCGCATCGTAGGCCGTCACCACCCACGAGGCCACCGTGCCGGGCGTCGGCGCATCCGTCGTCAGGTTCGTGGGGAAGTCAAGCGAGACGACGCCGGACGTGACCACCGCGAAGCCCCACCGATTGTCCGCGTACCGGGTGAGGGTGCGGCGCGACGTGCTGGCGTGTGCGAACCGCACCACGCCGCCCGTATCCACCTGGAACTGCAAGGCCCGCACAATCGCCTGCGTCGTCCACGGGGTCGGCAACTCATAGGTCGTGCCCGACAGGGCATACCAGTAGCTTTGCCACGAGGAGCCGGTGCTGGGGCGGTCATTGGCGAGGACCGACGTGTGCGACTGGAGCGCGACGTAGTTGGTCCCCGAATAGCTCACGACCTGCCCGACGAGGTACGCGGTCGCATCAGCCCAGGCCCCGAGGACCGTGGCCGTGACCAGCGAGCCGTCACGCCAGAACCGCGCCGTCGCGTTGCCGAGCTCGATCACGTAGTTCTGGTCGTCATCGAACACGACTGGGATCAGCCGCGCCCACGCGCTGCTCTTGGTCGTGCCTTTGTAGACGGTGCCGGGGCGCGCCCGGATGCCGCCCGTCTTGGAGACGACGCCGTTGCGAAGCGCGCGGAGGGCCTGCCGGTAGAGCGCCCGATCCGCGCCCGCGTAGTAGGCCGGCGCGACCTCGCCGTAGGCGAACGAGCGTTGGGCGGGGAAGGTCGGCACCGCTTACGCCGCCGCGTAGTAGGGGATCACGTACTGCGTGGAGCCGAGGTAGAACCGCAGGTAGCCGGTCGGCGTGGCCGGTAGCGCGGACGCCCCACCCGCCGCGCCCACCGTGGTCTGCGTGCCGTTGCCGAACGCGACCACGCCAGAGGACTGCGACCCTGCGGCCACGCCGACGCGAATGCCAGAAGCGTTCATGGCCGCGACCTCGGACCCGTTGACGACCGCTTGCACCGACTGACCAGTTGGTACCGAAACCTGGATGGAGCCAACGTCCGCCACCAACTGTACGTTATCAGAGGACGTTGCGAGCAATGCTCCCGCCCGACTCGTGTCGTTGGGCGAGGCCCGCATCATCCGATAGTTGACGTTGTTCGGGATCTGCACCGAGGGGAAGGTGAACTGCCCGGTGCTTCGATTCATCTGCATCAGCGCGGCGGAGGCGTCATCGCCAAACTTGAGGCCGATTGCGCCATCGTTGTTCACCTGCCGGATGATTGCGGCGGACCCGTTTCCGGCATTCGTGATGACGCCATCCGAGTCTACGTTGCCCCAATATTCGTGTCCTGACGTACCACTGGCGTAGTTGATGGTGGCGCTGGACCCGAACTGGTTCCCGACGAGGATGCTGTTGCTGATGTCGATTTGCACGGCCCCGAGGATACGGCATCCCGTCGCCATGCCCCCGTTCACGCCAGCCGGACTCGTCCCGGAATCCACCCAATACTTACCGAACTGGGACGCTGTAATGACGTGCGACCCCACATCAATCAACTTGATGCCGCCCGTCGCCTGCGACGTGTAGACCCCGTACACCTGATGGTACAGGGTCGCAGTACCGCTAATCCCAATCTCAATGTCGTACCCCGCGCCGGTCGCGGTCTGGTAGATGTCGTTCGTGCCGATGATTTGCACATGGTTGCCGGTTGCCAGCAGCGCCCGATCATAGGCGTAACGCGACCCACACATGACCAACTTCGGGTTGTCCCCATTAAGCACGAGGTTGTGGCCGGTGTACGCCGGCGTTGCGGACTCCCCACGCCACTGAATGTTCTCGGCCGTGAAGTCGTTGCCGGAGTGCGTCAGGATTGCGCCGTTGCCATTCTTCTTGAGAATGACCCGCCCGTAGCCGATCCACCGTTGCGCGTTGGCGGAGGCGGTCAGTCCGACACAGCGATAGATGCCTTCGGGAAATACAAGGCACCCGCCAGCACCTGCCGCATCAATCGCCGTCTGAATCGCGGCCGTGTCGTCTGCCGAATCGTCGCCCACCGCGCCATACGTCGGGTCCTTCACGTTGACCACGCCTAGCGCGGACGCGCCGCCCTCCAGCGGCCACGTATCCGAGAACAGCCCGAGGTCCGTCATCCGCGCCACCAGCGTCCCGTCGGCCGCGCGCCACTCCTCCAGCACCTGATCACCAGACACGTCCGCCATCGAATAGGCGACCGTCGTGCCGCTGACCGACTCGCACTTCAGCGCGAGCAACTGGATCTGATCGGTCGTGTTCCGGTAGAGGAATCCGCTCTGCGTGGTCGTGAAGCGCACGAGCGGCCGATAGCCGGCCGGAGGATTCCCCAGCGCCTCGACCAGCGACACCGCCCACGAACTGCCGGTCGGCGTCAGCGACACCGTGACCTGTTCGCCCACGCGGAGCAACAGCGTCGAGGACAACTGCTGGGCCGCGGAGAACGTCCCCGAGGTCGAGGCCACTTAGCGCGTCCTTCCGCGCAGACGCGCGGCGTGGTAGGTACTGATGGGCGGCACGTCCGGCTTGCGCGCGTTGTGCGCCTCGGCCCGTCCCGCCCGGATGAGTTGGTCGAACGTCGCCGCCACGCCCGCCCGCGCCGCGTCCGCCGTCCCGCTCTGGCACACCTGCGGGGCCACGTACCATGCGAGCAGCGCCGCAATCGCGTTCTCGATCCGTGGATCGAAGCGCGTGGGGTCGTTGAAGTCCGCGATGTATTCCAGCACCGCGTCCTCGACATCGCAGCGCAACAGCGGGGGCGGACCGTCCACCAGGGACAGCGCCACCCAATCGCTCGGGCTGGACGCGGGCGTGTCGTTGATGGTCGTGCGGAGCGCCCGATACCAAATGCCCCCCGACTGCGCGTACTGCCCGACCGTGTACGTCACGGCGGCGTCGTAGGTCGTGGAGTCCGTGTCGGCAATCGGCTCGAACGGCGGCTCCTGATCCCGTAGCGGGTTGCGGATGCCCTCCCACAAGATGCGGAGTGGCGTCACGCAGTCCTCGGGCTGGCGATAGGCGTAGGCCCACTCGGCGTCCGCCGCCGTGTACGTCTCGACCAACGTGAGGGTGGCTTGCTTCTTCTGGGATGGCCACGGGGCCGCGGCCAGCACCTCCCGCTTGGCCTGCGCGTAGTAGGCGCGGCACGCCTTCCCCGGTACGGTCGTATCCGAGGACAGCGTGGTGATGCGTCCTTCGACGCCAAGGTAGGCCAGCGCCTTGTTGGCGATGGCGGCGGTCGATGCGGCCACGGTCCGGGCCTCCGGTTAGACGAGGATGCCGTGCTGTGCCAGTCGGCCCGCCGCCGTGCCCGGGGTCAGGGCGTCCGTCATCGGCGTGGCCCCACGGGTCGCGCGCTGCACGGCCCGCGGCGATGGCTCGGCCGGCACGAACCGGCCAGGCGTCCCTGGGCCGCTCGGCGAATAGACGCCGAACAGCTTGGCGCTGCGCGTCGCCACCGTCTTGCCGTTGCGCTCGCCCACCGACTCCACCGCCTCGAGGTAGCCGCGCACGATGCGGCCGTCCTGCGGGTCGCGGATCGCCAGCGGCACCGCGCTATCGGCGGTCCACTGGCCGAGATCACCGCGCGCCCACACGCCCCGCCCGCCCTTGGACGGGCCACCATCGAAGCCGGCGGCCGGGCCATCCGTCTCCTGCACCGCCACGTAGAGCTGATCCTTCGGGTACGTCGGGAACTCGTCGGTCGCCATCGGCCGCGGGTCCTGCTTCTGGTCCTTCGCCATCGGGTCACTCCTGATTGGGTTGGGTGTGGGTGGGGTTGCCTTCGCCTCACACACCACGCCAACCGGATACGGCCACCCCACCCATCAACCGTATCCGGTGGCGGGTTGCCCGCCTTACTGGAGCGCGGGCTGCGCGTCGTACACCTTGTAGACCGACACGACCGAGCGCGGCACGAGGTCGGTCGTCGCCGTGCAGGTCGCGGACGACGCCAGCACGATCTTGCCCGTGATGTGCGTCGCGGTGCTGGCGATCAGGCCCTGCGGCACCTCCACCACGATCTGCGAGCCCGCCGCGAGCGTGGTGTCGGTGATGGCCGGGGTCGTGTTGAGCACGACCTGACCAGTGGTGCCGTCCGAGGCCGTCGAACTCACGACCTGGAACTGGAGCGTACCGCTCACGGCCGAGACGGCCGAGAGGTTGAACACGATCGACAGCGGCTCGCCCACGCCGATGTCGAGGCCCGTCGCACCGAGGGCGTAGGCATTGGTCGCCACGCCGCCCGTGAGGGTGAACGCCTGCGCCGAGCCGAGGCGGTTGTAGTTGTCACGCATCTGGGTATCTCCTGTGGTGAGCGCGTCGGTTAGACAGGCGCTTCGGTGAGCACGATGTTGTCATCGATCACGACCGGGATGTCGTGAAGCGTCGGGACCTCCACGCTGTCGATCGTGGCCTTGGAGACACCCCCACCCGCGACCTGCTTGGCATCGCGCTGGTGCTGGATGAACTCCCAGGTCGTCGGGTGCATGACCCACTTGCGGTCATAGACCGGGCGCGAGAGGATGCGGTGCTTGGCGCGCCGCGTGAGCTTGAGCAGGTCGGCGTCGCTCGACTCCGCGAGCATGGCCGACACGTCGATCGAGGCCACGCGGACCGCATCGCGCCAGTCCTCGACCACGATGCCCGCGCCGACGTGGATGAACTCACGCCACACGCGCCCGCGCTTGCCGGACGAGCCCAGCGACTCGCTCGTCTCCTCGCCGATCACCTGCCGCTCGATGCCGGCCGGGGTGCCGCGGGGATACGAGCCGAACAGGTTCGGGCCGACGTTGAGCAGCCAGATCGAGGTGTTGTCGGCGTTGTCCGTGCCGCCAGCGTCGAACAGGTTCTGCGCGTTCTCGGCCGTGGTCGAGGCGTACATGGCCGACAGGCCGATGATGCCCTCGGCGGTCGCGGCCGTGCCGTAGAACATCTCGTTGGAGAGCTTCGCCAGCACCGCCTCGATGTGGCCCATCACCTTCTGCGCGGCATACGCCTCGCGGTTCGGGGCGATCTTGAGCAGTTCGGCGTCGATCTCGGCCAGGGTGCCGATCTTGGCGACCGGGAACGAGGCGTTGGCGAACGACCCGTCGCTCGGGTCGAGGCCGAGGTTGAACATCCGGTAGGCCGCGGACGGCAGGCCGGTGCGGACGGCGGTGCGGTGGGCGATGCCCATGTTGGCCTCCTGCCAGCGGAGCGCGGCGTAGAGGCCGTGCCGCTTCGACAGGAGCTCGATGATCGGAAGCGCCTGCTTCCACGAGGGGTCCACCGTCTTTGCCATCTCGGCAAAGGTCGGCAGGGTTGCGGTGAGTTCAGCCATTGGTACGGGTCCTCAGAGAGTGTGGTCGAACGGGCGGCGCATCTACTCGCCGGTGAGCTTGATGCCGCCCGGATACATGCGATTGGGCAGCGGCTTGCTGGCATCGTCGGCGGTCGGGTTGCCCGACACGATGGGCGACTCCTGCGACGATCGGAACAGGCGCGAGAAGGTGGCAATCACCTCCGGGTGCGCGGCGTACCCCGTGTCCTTGAGGACCGGGAGCAGGCCGGGGGCGTGTTCGGCCAAGAACAGCCCCGCCTCATGCGACCGCTTCTCCATCTGCACCGGGTCATTGTTGCCGACCTCGGGATGGGCGAGCGCGGCCTTGGTGAACTCGGCAACGAGCGCCTTGTGCCCCTCGCCCCCGAACTGCCGTGACGCCTGGAACGTCTGGAACGCGGCGGCCGTCTCGGCCTCCGCGACCTCCACGAACGCCTGCGCCAGCTTGGGGTCCGCCACGCCGAGCGCCTTGGCGCGCTCGGTGATGCGGGTGAGGGCGGCCGGCTCGAGGAGCGATCCGGTCGAGAGGGTGAGCGGGTACGACTCCGGCGCGGCGGCCACAGGGGCGGCGGCGCTGGGGGTTCCGGCGTTGGCGGCCGGGGTCGAGGCGGCGGCGGCAGGGGTCTCCTTCGCGGCGGCGTCGAGGACTGCGGATTCACTCATGCGGGGTGTCCTGCTGGGGTGGGGTGGTGGAAAGGGTGAGCAGGTCGGCGGCGAACGTCTCGTCCGCAGCCGTCACCCACTCAAAGACCTTGTGGCCGAGCGCGGCCCGGCCCGTCCATTCGCGGAGCGCATCGTGGGGCCAGCCCACGGGCACCCCGAACATCTGCGACTCGCGGACGACAGTGGCGATGAAACGGCGGAACTCGGGGCGCGGCGCGAGGACGCGGAGGTCTTGCGCCATTTGCAGCGCGGCCTCCCGCTTGGCCTCGATCGCTCGCGCGACCTCGGCTTCCTGTTGGGCCTTGCTCGGCCCGCGCCCGCCCCGAATCACGCCGGCCATCTGCTTACGGCGTCCCGAACAGCGTGATGACGAACTGACCGGCCGTGTAGGTCGCGGACGCTCCCGCGCCCGAGCCGACGAGGTACAGGTACTGCCCCGCGGCGGGGCTGGCGACGAAGCCGAGCGCCCGGCCGGAGGTCCAGGCCGCGCCCGAATCGACCAGCGACGTTTCCGTGAGCGACGTGACCGCGCCGTCCTCGACGCCGGTGCCCTCGGTCGCGCAGAAGAGGTCGATGTCGTTGATGCCACCGGCCGGGGCCTCGACGCACTCGACCTTGCCGCCGATGATCGTGCCCATGTCCGCCGCGACCACCCGCCCGAAATGGCAGGGGTTCGACGTGCCGTTGACGCCGATGATGTCGCCCGCGGACGACGAGTTCAGGCCGGTGAGATCCACGAAGATCGTGGTCACGACCATATCGCCGCGGCGCTGGATGAAGGACCTGGCGACGGTACCGGTGCCAGCCGTGATGCCGGTCCCCGCGGGGACGGACATCGTTTCGCGCTGGACGCGCCCCATGCTGTCGCGGGCGTTACTGATGTTGCGGGGAGTGGGACGGACGGGCATGGAACGACCTCGCGGAGAAAGGGGTTGGGCCGGATTGCCTCACGAGCTGCGTCAGGAACACCGGGTCGAACGGGAACGAACGTCGTGCTACTTGCCAGTCACGTCCGCGATGTCGAACGTGACCGAACCCGCCGACGCCACGGTGAGCGTGTAGCGGGCGTACTGCGCGCCCGTGAGCGTGAGCGTGGCCGTCTGGGTGGTGTCGTCGGACAGCGAGCCATCGCCCGAGCCGGCCGTCAGCACCTCGGCGTCGGCAACGTTGATCGAGCGGGGATCGAAGAACTCGAGCTCGTCGGGGCCAGAGGAGGTGAGCGTCGCCGTCGCCAACTGAGGCTTGACCTTGACCGTCAGCGTCGAGGCGAGGCCGGTCAGGGGGATGAGGCACACGTAGTCCCCGTTGACCGAGAGGGTCTGCCCCACCAGGGCCTTGCCCACGAGCGACGACGCGGACGCGGGGGCCTCGGTGATGATAAGCGGCATATGCAGGCCCATCACCGCGCGATCGTTGGCCGAGGAGCGGGAATGCAGCAGGCGGGCGTCGGTGGTCGTCATTGGAACTCCTAAGAGGGGCGCACGTAGGTGCGGAGCACCACGTCGCCGCAGGTGGCGGTAATGCGGAGGACTTCGCCGTTCGCGGTGAGCGCGTCGTCCGAGGTCAGGTTCACGGACACGACGCCGGACCCGTTCGTGGTGCCGGAGTAGGCCGAGAGGACCGGGCCGGTGAGGATGGTCAGCACGACCGCGCTCGACGTGGTGGTGCCGTTGGAGTCCGTGACGTTGACGCGGACCCGCTTCCCGGTCTGCGTGGTCGCCGTGCAGGTCGCGGTCACCGACGCGCTCGTGACCCCGCTCCAGGTGATGCCGGACGCGGTGCCGTTGGAGAGGTTGGAGTACGTCCCGCCCCCCACCGAGTCCTCCAACTGCCACTGGTAGGAGAGCGCCCCGCCCGAGGTCGTCGCGCTGACCGTGAACGTCGCGGCCGTGGTCGGGTCGCCGTTGAGCCGCGCCGTCTGCGCCGTCGGCTGCGTGTTGATCGTCGGCCCCGCGTTCGTGTACGGGAACGAGATGGCCCCCGCCATACGCTCGGTGCCGGACGTGCTCCACGTCAGCGAGTTGGTATAGCTCGCGTTGTTCGCGTCCGCGATGCTATACGTGGCGAGCCCGCCCGAGGCAACGGCCGGGTTCGCTTCCTGCGTCATCCCGGACGGCGCGACTGACACCGTGCTGGCATCGTCCGCCGTCCACGAGATGAACGTGTAGGAGTCCGCCGAGGCGTTGACCGCGTTGGAGGTCAGCTCCCCGGACCCCGCCGCCACCGACGAGGCCAGCGTGGACAGACTCGGCGTGCCGAGCGTTTCGCCGCCCGGGTTCACCGCGCACGCCGTCATCCCCGCGATGGTCGCGCCGGCGACCGTGAACGAGGCCGGGACGCTGGTGATGGTCGCGTACCACATCCCGATGGTCGAGGCCGCGCCGCCCGACTCCGACCCCATCACGATCTGCGTCCACGTATTGCTGTCACCCGAGGACGAGGGCGGCGTGAGCGTGGCGCTGGCCGTGTCCGACCACGCGGTCACGACACACTGGTCCCCGATGGACAGCCCGGTCGGGATCGTGACCGTGCCCGACGTGGACGACGTGGAAGTGCGGAGCGACTTCGCCATATCAGGTCGGCTGGCTCACGTAGAGGGCGGCGCACCACGCTGTGCTGGACGCGGCGGCCCCGCCCGAGACGCCGATGCGCCGCGGGTCCTCACCCGTCGGGTAGCGGTTGCCGTTGTTGCTCATGTCGATGTACGCCGAGTAGAAGTTGCCGGACGGGAACGTGCCGCCCCCGACCGAGCAGTTGTCCTTCTCCCACGCCAGCGCGCCGTCGATGTAGAGTTGGATCACCCCGTCGTTGTCCGACCCGCTCGGCTTGGCGCAGTAGAACTCCTGCGTGATCCAGTCCGCATAGGTGACGGCCGTGCTCGCCGTGTACGTCGCGGTCAGCGCCGTGGACCCGATATAGACGTTCCACGCCTCGGTGGCGGAGAAGTTGGAGAAGATGCGCTCGGACCCGCCGTTCGTCTGAATGAACAGTTGCTTATTTCCGCCGAGCGAGGTCGAGGTCGTGGAGTCGTTGGCGAACTGGACCTCGGCCCCGACAAAGACCTCGCTTTTGGACGAGTCCAGCGTGCAGCCAATCCGGCCCGCGTCGTGGCCGCCGTCCGCGCCGGCTGGGTAGAACCGCTCCATCGCGTGCGTCCCACCGATGGTCGGCGACCCCGTGTAGCCCGAGGTCACGACCGAGTATTCGCCCCAGCCCGCGGTCGCGGTCCAGTCCGCATCCGGCGTCGGGTTCGCCACGAGCGGCGAGCCGTCGATGGCGCTCACGTTCAGCGTCGTGCCGCTGATGGACGTGACCAGCAGCCAGCGGCCGTTGTTGCCCGCGTCCTGGTTCGCCAGCCGGATGTATTGCGGCGTGTTGTCTGGGTCGGTCGCGGGGTCCAAAAGCCCCGCGGTCGTCCACGACCCCGCCGCGGCGACGATGGCGCTCGTGGTCGTGGTGATGGAGCCCAGCGAGCCGGAGGACGAGTCGAGCGACCGGAACGGGGTGCCGTCCGACGTGAACCCGCCCGCCGACAGGGTGGTGTCGTCGTTCCACTCCGCGATCGCCGTGAAGCCCGCGGGCTCGTTCGGCCAGACGCCGGGCGTGCCGCTCACCACCACGCTCGCCGTGTCCGTGATGGCGAGGCCGGAGACGGTATAGCTGGCAACCTTGGTGGCCGCGGCCGTCGAGACGAACGACCCGCTGGTGCGGCCCTGCGCGTCCGTGCGGGCCGCTGGCTGCGTGACCGTGTTGCCCGTCCCGGACACCGCAAGGACCGCCTGCGCGAAGCCGATGCCTGGCGCGTTGTAGCCGTCCGTATCCTTGACCTGCACCTCCACATCCGCGGCGTCCGTGCCGTCGTCCGCGATGGTGCCCGGCGCGGCGCTCACGGTGGACAGCGAGGCCGACAGGAACACCCGCTCGACCGTGAACGTGACCGGAAGCCCGGCCGCTGCCGACCCCGCTTCTGTGTTCGCGGTGAAGGTGAGCGCGTCCGTCGTGGACCCATCCGCCGTCACCGTGTAGGCCGCGGACGTGAACGTTGACTGCGTGGCGCTGGCACTCGTACGACCGAGGAGCCCGGTCCGGCGACGGTGCCGCGCCACGCGCGCCCGCATGGCGGGGTGCATCAGACCACCCCCTGACCCGCGCCCTGCACGAGCGCGTCGAGGGCGGACCCGCCCTGCGCCATCGGCGTGGTGCCGAGGGCCTTGGCGGCCTGCGCTTCCTTGGCCGCCATCTCCGCTTCCTGCATCTTCGACGCGGCCTCCCGATCCGCCGCGTCCAGCGCCGCCACCTGCTCGTCCGACCGCTGCACCATCGGCGGGATGCCGGACCGCTGCCCCACTTCCTGCGCCCACTGGCTCCAGTCGGTGCGCCGGAGCACGGACGGGTCGCCCGTCTCGCGCGCCACGTTCGCCATCGTCAGGCCGTAGTTCACGAGGTTCTGGAGGCCCAGCGATCGCATCGCCACGGCCAGCGCCGACGTGTATTCGATGGAGAGCGTCCGCCCCTGCAACTCCTCGGGCGCGGGCGGGAGCATCCCGCGGCGCGACAGGATGGCGAACTCGCGGTCCGACCCCTGCTGAAACGCCGACTGCGCGGCCTCGACCACGCGGCCGAGCACGGTCAGCTTCTCGGTCGAAATCTCCTCGATCTCACGCGCCGTCTTGTCGCCACTCTGCTGTCCGGTCAGCGCCAGGATGAGGCGCGTCCACCACAGCGAGAAGATGCGCTCGCGGACGATGTTCTGGACATCCGCCGTGTTGCGGATCGCCATCGGCTCGGTGCGGTGCAGCGGCCCGACCTGCATCCCCGCGCGCGTGTCCACGGCGTTGCGGGCGGCCGGGAGGAGCGATGCCCCCGCGAGCTCGTTCGGGACCACCAGCGGCGGCTTGGCCTGCGTCTCGACCTGCATGAGCAGGTCCGCCTCCATCGCCTGCGCGGACTTGACCGCGGCGAGGGACTGGACGCCGGGGTAGTTCGTGCCGTAGGCATCGCCCGCCAGCCGCCCCCACCGGAACACCATCGCCGGCCATTCACGGTAGCCCTCGCGGGCCAGGAACCCGTCGCGGCCCTCCTCACGCGGCGAGCGCCATTCCCAATAGTCCGACGACCACGCGAAGTCGCGGGGCCGGACGGCGTTGGGGCGGGCCTTCGGGTTCTTGCGGATCAGGTGCGCGACCTCGACCTCGGCCTGCCACCGCCCGTCCCGGATGTGCTTCCGCGTCTGCTCGGAGAACATCGACAGGTCCGTCAGCACCGGCTCGCCCATCGCATCCTTGGGCGCGAACCGCGACACGAGCTGATCCACCGTCATCAGGAAGCGGCGCGAGATCGCCACGCACCGACCGCGGTGGTCATCGGCCAAGGCATAGGAGCCGACGTTCAGGTGGACGTACCGCAGCACGTCCTCGTCGTCCTCCTCGACCAGCACCACCGACGTACCGAACGACGGCCACTCGTCGTAGACGCCGGACATGACCTCGTAGAAGTTTGAGTGCGCCAGCACGATTGCGGCGCGCTCGTTGAGGGTCCACGTCCACGCCTTCGCCGCCTGACTCTCGGCCAAGTCGGGGTCCGGCAACACCCACTGACGCCACGGCCGCGCCGGGTTGGTCATCCCCGAATACAGGAACGAGGCCAACGTGTTGCGGGCGTAGAAGATAGACTCGTCCAGCACGTCCACCGCGTCCTCGTCGTAGGCGCGGGACTGCGGATCGACGTTGGCCGAGAAGGGGGCGATGTATGCTTGGATGTCGCGCCACCGCTGCACCTTGCGGGCGCGGGCCTGCTCCATCTGCCGGACCTGCCCCTCGGCCTTCTCGCGCGCCGTCTGGGGCACGATGCCCCGCGCGCCCTCGGGGGTGACGCTCCCCGCCGACGAGATCGGGGGACTGGTCACGAGACGGGCACCAGAGGCCGCAGGAACTGGCGCTCGGTGGGAGCGTAGCCACGCGCCACCAGGGCCGCGTCGGCCAGCGGACTCGTCGCCTCGAGCGTGACGGCGATGGCGTGCGCCCCCTGCTCCCGCGCCCACGCCTCGAACGCGGCGAACAGCCGCCCGCCGGCGGTCGAACCCCGGTAGGCGGGCACGACCCACCACCAGAGCTCAGAGGCGATGCGGAGGGATGGATTGAACGGGTGCGGCTCGCAGAGCGCGGCGATCAGTCCGACCGGTTCGGCGTCCGCGGTCTGCGCGATCGCCACGAACTGCGTGTCGAGCAGGTGGGCGACCAGGGCCTCGCTATGCGGCCGGTTGTCGGCCAGCGGTAGCGGGGCAGGATACTCGCCGGCGAACGCCTCGAGAGCGTCGCACAGCCACGGCACGTCCCCACTGGTGGCGCGTCGGACCCGCATACGACCCAAGATACGGCAAAGTCAGCCGCGCGGCAAGTCCTTCCTACCAATACCCGGCAAGATGTTCCACGCGGCACGCTTTGCCGAGCGGCAACGGTTGCCTAGCGGCGGAGGCGGGCGTGGGGGTGGTAGTCTACGGCAGCAAAGGCGCGCTGCGCTGCGGCCGTGCGCTTCTGAATCGCCCGGCCAAACGTCAGCGCAAGGGCGTCAAGTTGGCCCGGGCTCTTGAGCCCGCGCTTCTTCATGTCTTTCTTTGCCTCGAACTGTAGCACGCCGTCCGGCCGCGGCACCGTTTCTAGGCTCAACAGATCGACGCGGAGTTGGTCGGCCCACGGCCCCTTTGTCGAGACGCACCCGCCCGCCTTGAGCCAGTCTCGGGCGGCCTTAATCATCTCCGCCCGCTTATTGAGGCACCCCGCGTCTACAGCGGCCTCGGCAAACGATACCAGGTGCCATCCGGTACGCCCCATCGTCTTGCCAGCCGAATAGATGCCGGTGCCGTATCCGAGGTCAATAACCACCCCGTCCGCGGCGAACTGGTCCTCGTACTGCGCCAGGATCGATGCGACGTGGAAGTCGTTGTCATTCTTAGGGATGACCTGAAGAATCTCATACCACAGCCCCTGCCGCTTCCCAATCACCAGTTCGTCGTCACCTTCCCACGCCGGATCGCACGACAGGATGATTGGGGCGAACTCGTACTGCTCGGGGCGGAGTCCTCGCTCAAGGCCTGCCTTAACATCGTCTGGGTGAAAGAACCCCTTCGGATTCATCACCGGCGAGATGCCGCGCACGCGCGACTGGTAGAGCGGATGAGTGTCGGTTCGGTACTCCGCCAGCGCCCTCGCAATGAACGCGCGGGAGGTCGCGCCGGGAATCATCTCGCGCCCCGTGACCACGTTTGGGTGATCGAGCGCCGAAATCCGAATGTGAACCGTGCCAGGACGAATGCAGAACTTGTGCAACTCGTCCAGTTGGTGATTGGGGTTGCCGAGCGCCAGTGCGTGGTTGTGCGCTCCGGTCCGAGTGTTTGCCAAAGCCGTCATCACCGGAGACGGGACGCCAGGCGTTTCCTCTGTGACGACAAGCATATCCTTGGCGTGGAACCCCTGCGCGCGGGTGGCAGACTCGGTATCAGCCTCAACGCCGCAGCCGTATCCGATGATCGCCCACCGCTCCTGCGCGCCGGCCCCCTCGCGCATTCTTACCCGCAGGTCCACCATCGACGCCATCGGGTAGCGTTGCTGGTACTTGGCGAAGTGCAGGCCGATTTCCTTCCAGCACTGGGCCTTGAGCTGCTTTTCCACTGGCGCGGTCGTGATGACCAGCGAATCCTCAAAGCAGGCATTGTACCACAGCGCGAGCCCCGCGCCAAGAAACGTCTTGCCCGTGCCGGTGGCTGACTCGACCCCCACGTCTCGCCCCTCTGCCACGGCTTCACATATGGCGGCCAGAGGATCGGGGGTCCCGTCCCACACATGGTCCTTATACTCAGGAAGCATGGACCACCGGATCGTCCACTCGGGGATGCCGAGCGTCTTGACCATCCACCCAATCGGGTCGCGCTGGTAGAGGGTGTCTGGCGGCATGACCAGCAGGCGATCGAGCTCGGCCTGTTCCTCCGCCGACAGACTCACGGCACGTCACGCCTCGCCAGTAGAGCGCGAATCCTGGCGTCGCGCTCATCCGCGGACAGCAACACCACGTTTCCTGAGTGCTCGATGGGCTGCGTGGCGCGGCCGTAGCCGTGGTCGGTCACGTACTGGAGGGCGCGGTCGAAGAACGGATGCGCGGGGCCGTCCATCAGCACGGTCTCGACATGGGCCAGCACCTCGTCACGGGACGCCATCGCGCGGAGTCGGGCCTTCCACTCATCGGGCGGACGGCCGGCGTTCGGCGCGCCTGGGGCCGGTCCGCGGCCTTGTCGGGGATCGCCCCCCTTCTGGAATGGGACGCCAGTCGCTGTCTTGGGCGCTGACTTACCCACACGCTTTCCCGTCATGCCTTTGAGGTTACGGGGTTTCGTGGGGACGCGCAAGAGGAGTGTTGCGCGCCCGCTCACGCGCCCTCCGGTCGGATCAGCGCCGCGAGCGCGGCGGGGAGGTCGCATCCGCCGTATCCGAGGCCGTGCGCGTCGGGCAAGCCGATGTCGAGGACGAGGAAGTCGCGCCCGTCTGCCTGCTCGACGCGGCTGCGGTGGGGCGTCGCGTTGATCCCTTGCTCATCGCGGGGCTCCGGGAATGGCGGGCGGGGGCAACTGCACGGCTCACGCATTGCCGCGCCGTGCCGTGAGTGTGGCCCCGCCGAGCCCGTGATGCCTCGGACGGGGAACGCCGGAACGATGCCGACCACGGCTCCGACCCAACGAGAGTATAGTCGCTAGTCTGCGGGTTCGTCAAGAGCGGCGCGGGCGAGGAGGCGGTGGTAGAGGCCGAGGGTTTCGCTGGCCTCCTCGGCCGGGGTGCGCGTGATCGGCTCGCGGTCGGGGTGGTGCTCGCCCCCGTCCCGTCCGCGCTGGTAGGCGCGGCGGGATCGGGCGAGGGCGTCGGCAAAGGTCATCGGGGGGCCCGGCCAGGCCGACCCGTGGCCGCGTTTTCCAGCGATCACCAGCACCGCGCGGCTCACGCGCGCCTCCGGCGGTCGGTGAGGTCCCGCTCCCCGAACTCGACCATCTCGCGGAGGATCGCTGAGACGAGCATCCCGTTGCGCGGCGAGAGCCACTCGTCGTTGTGGATCGTCTTGCGGACGAGCAGCTCGCGGTCGAAGGTTCCGAGCAGGACCCCAGCGACCGGGGTCGTGATCAGGTGCCGGAGTGCGCGGCCCCGAAGGTGGGGGCGCCCGACGATCGTCCCGTCGTTCTTCGTGAAGGACACCTTGCCCTCGGCGTCCCCCTTCCCGTTCCAGATCTCGCGCATGATCACTTGCTCCTCTGCTTGGCAGATTCGTCGGAGGGTCGTCTTGGTCATCGGGGCATCCTCTCGTCTTGGGGTTGGTGGGCTCGCCTACACGAGGAATACTAACACCGCGATTATATCGGCGCAAGAGTGGGCGTGTAGGGGATTCCCGCAACTTTCGCCACCCCACCCTACAGCGGTCGCGCCGGGAAGCGGTCGGCGTCGCGGCGGTCGTCGCGGACGGGCGTGGCTTGCGCCTCCAGCGCCCACCGGAGTCGCC